TTATGGAGCGACCACAACTATTGAGCAGTCTAAAAAGAACATCATAGACGCTGCCCGTTTCAGGTGGGCCGGTATTTATGGTAGCAATACGCTTAATCTTGATGACCTCACCCAGAACACCGGGGCGGAGGCTGTTATCAGTCTGACCAAGATGTATATGAAGTCAATCAAGAAAGCGGCCAGAACTAATATGGCGGCGGCAGTTATCGCGGAGGCTGCTGATGACAACAGCATCAATGGCCTGGGTGATCTTTTCAATACAACCACGTCAACCGAGTACGGTTCGATTGATGAGGACGAAATGTCCACATGGGCGGCCAACGTCATTACCACGGTCGAGGCCCTTGATTTTGAGGTAATGCAGAAGATTTTCAGGGAAGTCGGCATGGGTGATTTTGCGGGTGCACTCCCAAATTTCGTTTGCACGACCACGCTGTTGAAAGATGGTTATGAGAGAAGTCTTCAGACCCAACAGCGGTTCACGGGTGATGCAAAAATGGCGGAAGCTGGATGGGATAACCTTCGTCATAAGGGAGCGGCTATTGTAGCCGATGCTTATTATGATAGCACCTATACTGGGTACTGTGATGCCCTTAACCTGAACTTTCTACATTTGCGTTCCCACAAGGATTATAACTTTACTACCCCGAAATGGATAACAAAGGAAGTCCTTGGACAGCCGGATATCATTACAGCCAATACCCGATGGAGAGGTAATTTGTTTTGCTCCAGTAGGCGTATGCACGTAAGGCATACCGGGCTGACTGCACCGGCGTAAACTATGAGAGAGAGCAAAAAATCTTTTGACTAAGGAGGATAATGTTATGTTTAAAAAAGTATTTATTGCTGTAATCGCACTCTCTCTGCTTATCCCCGTTGCTGGTTGGGCGGGTGAGAGGGTGGTAACGGTTGGGGGGAACAAAGCTTCCCGGCCTGTTTCAGATTTTGGTATTAATATCACGGATGTTTATTATGTGGATTATACCAATGGTGATGATGGTAGGGCAGGGACGACTCCCGGAACCGCCGTAAAAACCCTTGATTATGCCATTGGCTTATGTACGGCAAACCAGGGGGATATAATTAAGCTAATGCCGAATCACGGAGAATCCAAAGCCGTGACCGGGGATATCGCTACTGCGGATGTAGCAGGTATTACTATTATTGGGATGGGCGTAGGTGATCAAATGCCTACCTTCAGCTTGGGCCATGCGGGTGCTACCCTGACGGTTTCTGCGGCTGATGTAACGATCTCGAATGTGAAATTTCTTAGTACCGTTGCGGATGTTGCGGTCGGAATAACCATGACGGCGGACGCCGATGGTTCCGTGATTGAGAATTGTGTGTTCCGAGATAGCGCTGCGAATAAGGAGTTCCTTGTTGGTATTTCAGTCGCTGCCGATGCCAATGGCGTAAAACTGATTGGCAATGATTTCAGGACCACGGCTGCCGCTGGGAGTACCAATGCCATCCTATCTTCTGGCGTAACGGACTTGGATGTCTGTAACAACTTTGCCTTTGGGAAATTCTCCACAGGGGTTATGTTAACCTCATCGGTGCTTATACGGACCGTCATTACGGACAATACCTTTGTCAATGCGGAAGCTACTGTAGGGATTGCGTTAAGCGGAACTACATCAACGGGAATTTTAGCCAGAAACTTTCTCAGTGGTACATCGGACATTGCCTCCGCTCTAACTGGCGACGATGCTCTGTGGTGTTTTGAAAATTACATCACGGGTGCTGCGGGCGCAAGCGGAATCATAAATCCGACTGTTGACGCAGACTAATCTTACGGGGGCCTTCGGGCCTCCTAAATTAATGGAGGACGAAATGAGACATATAACAGGAATGATTACCGCAGGCGTGGAAGCCACTGGAGCTGAGACCTTCTATATCCCTGCACCTTGCAGGGGAACGGTCAATTCGCTCAGGGTCGTATTTGATACCACTGTTGCCGTTGGTGATACGGTTGACATCCAAAGGGATTCTACCTCTGTCAACTTAGCCACCACCACGGTTGTTACAGCCGGGGTCGAGGTAACGGGAACACCGGATACCACGAACAAGGGCCTTGTTTTTGACCCGGATTCGGACACTGAAGCGTATACCAAGATGAAGATGGTTATATCTGCGCTGGAAACCAAGAACACGGTTGTCGGATATGACATCGAGTACGATGATTCTGCGTATGTAGAACAAACTGCGAGTGAGGCATAAGCCATAAACCTTTTTTAAATACATCCCTGGTTTAAACGCCAGGGATGTTTTCTCAGGAGGTTTTTATGGCAACCCTAAGCTCACTTAGAGACCGAATAAAGCGGATGGTGGGACATAATATCCCACAAAAAGATACACAGCTTACCGATATGTGCAATGAGGCTGTATCTAATATTGCCGCAGGGATTCGTATGCCTAATCGGGGCATATCCCCTCCCCTCCCTGATCTGCAAGATACCGATACGGTTGCAACCGCTACAGATGCGGCTTACAAAGCCTTGCCTTCCGATTACATGAGAGGACTTTACCTTGTCGCTGATAGCAGTGGTGATAAGATTGCTCCGCCTAAGGGCGGGGGCTACTATGCCTTCAAGCTGTTTATGAAAAGCATCCAGGAACTTGATCTAAGTGAATCCGGGTCAATATATCGTGTAGCTGTGAAGGGAAGTAATCTTTACTACCAAGGGATTCCAACAGCTACTACGAATTTGACGGTCTGGTTTTACCGAAAACCTACCGATATGACAGCAAACGATGATGAACCAGACGGGATACCTGATCACCTTCAAGTTAGGCTGATATGTCACCATGTATGCAAGGAAATCCTGGGGGAGCTTTTACACCGGACAAAAGATGCTCAGGACCTAAAAGTTCTATTGATGGGCAAGAAATACCACAAAACAGAGTTTTATGAGGCGATGCAGGATCTTGTTGATTTTATCGGCATTGATGCAGAACCGATGTATTATGCAAGCAGTAACGATAGCTATACTGATGCCGGGATTTGTGATTGAGGTAAATTATGCGAAAAACAATTTTATTCATACTCTTATTGGTTTTTACAGCCTGTCCAGTCTTTGCGGCTTCTCAACAGACATCAAGCACTACGGCAGCCACAATAATTACCAACGCAAGGGCTTATCTTAACCAAGTAGGTTCAACCTTCTGTACTGCGGACCAAATGCTTGTGTGGTTGAACGATGGAATGATGGACCTCACGACATTGGGTTTGTCTGGACAAGAGACGGAAACCATAACCCTTGTCGCTGATACCATAGAATATTCCATCACGAGTTCTTACATAAAGGTTGTCGCAGTTTTTTATATTGATTCAGATGGAAAAGAAAAGGCTCTAAAGCAGGGTAATGTGTGGAGTGTAGGCCTTACCGAAGCTGATTTAGTGCCGGATGCCGATAAAATCCCCACCTTTTGGTATGAATGGGCGGGAAAAATAGGGGTGTACCCCCCGCTTGCCGCTATTGATGGAACAACCGCTGAGACCGTTAAACTCTATCTTGTGAAACGACCAGCGGCTTTAGCTCTCTCATCGGATGACGTAACCACTCCTGCCATTTACGATAAGGCGCTCACCCTTTATATTGCCGCACAAGGCTTTTTGAGGGGACGGCAATTCAATAAAGCAGAGGTATTGATGGACATGTATTACAAGGAACTTGGTATTACGCGGGAAGACTTAAACACACAACCTATAGAGTCTAAACCTATTATTAAAAAGTAAGGGCGACGTATGCTGAAAAAATTCATAATCCTTTTTATTTTATTAATACTCCCTACCCTTGCTTTCTCTCAAGAAAACGAGTCGAAAAAAGAGGTAAAGTTGCCTACGCCCCGTAATGCCCTTAAAGCGGAAGGTGTCTACGAAGAAATCCTGCCTTTCACCGGCAAACTCATAAATCATGGAAGCCCTCTGTTCCTTGACCGATACGATTTTGTAACGCTTGAAAACTTCCGGTGTTATTCCAAGGGGATAGCCTCACGCCAAGGCATGACCAAAAATACCTCAAACCGTCTTGACAGCCCTATCGAACGTATAATCCCCTTCACTTCAAACGCTGAGGATACCCAGTATCTATTCGGGGTGAACTCTTTAGCTGATTACGATCTGTTTACCGAAGTTGACCCAAACAACCGCTTTGCCGTTAC